TGTAAGTTCACGAGGCATGGGTACTTTACGGCAGAAGGCTGATTGTGCAGTAGTGCAAGATGACTTCATGCTTGCAACTGCTGCAGATATTGTAGCAGATCCATCAGCTCCTAACGCCTTTGTTAACGGTGTTATGGAAGGGGTTGATTGGGTATACGATGTAGCTTCTGGTTCTTATAAGGCAATGAGAATTGTTGAGGAGGTAAAGAAGCTCGGAGATGATGATGTAAGAAAGTTACAGGAATCCGCTCTTAGGATTTTTGATAAGTTCTTAAAATCGTTATAATATAAATATTACGTTGAGAAACCCAAAGGAGTCTAAAATGGCACGTACAAGAAAGTCAAGAATTGCTGAAGAAGCATTCGAAGACGAAGTTCTTGTAGCCGAGGACGAACAAGAGGAAGAAGAGCTTGTTGAATTTCAGGCTTCCGGTGAGGCATCCAGTGTGCCAGATCCTATCTCCACTGGTTCGAACAAACGGAAGGCTGACAAGAGCGGTAATGGCGAGCCTATGCAAAAACTCGATATGAGCAAAGTTGGAATGCTCGGGAAGATTGTTCACGCATTTAGTGAAATGACACCCGAAGCAGCCAGCAAGGCTTATAAAGGGCTTATGGATAGTGCTTCCAATAAGTCTTCGATTGCTGCCAAAGGCGATGCAAAGGCACCAATCAAGCTCCATGCAATGGCAGCTGTAAAGGAAGATTTACAGCAGTTGTTCCAGGACAGCGAGAACCTAACAGAAGATTTCTTCGATCAAGCAAGTGTACTTTTCGAGAGTGCACTGGGCATTAAAGCAAAATTGGTTGAAGAAGAATTAAAAGAGCTTTACGAAGAGAGTCTGCAAGAAGCTATTGAAGAGATGAATGAGGAGCTCGAAGAGAGACTTTCTGATTATCTTGAATACGTTGCAGATACTTGGCTGGAAGAAAACGAAATTGCTATCGAATCAGCTCTCAAGGTTGAGATGGCAGAAAACTTCCTAGCCGGCGTAAAGGGTCTTTTCGAGCAGAACAACATTGAGGTTGATGACGAGGCTGTTGATCACGTTGCCGAACTAGAGGCAAGGGTTGCAGAACTCGAAAGTCAACTTGATGAATCTCTCGATGCATCAATTCGGTTAAAGAAAGTTAGTGACGAGCAAGCTGCTAAACTAGCCTTTAACGAAAAGAGTTCTACCCTAACCCTCAAACAAAGAGATGAGTTTGAGGATCTAGTAGAAGGTCTAAGTTATGATAACTTGGATGACTACGTTTCAAAGATGGATGTTATCATTGAAACAGTTTTCAATAAATCAGCCGCCACGGACACTGCAGTTGACGATAGTGAACCAGTTGACGTTGACTCTGAAGACGCTCCTAGAGCACCTTCAGGACCAATGGCTGCTTATGCTCAGGCTATTTCTAGAACAAAGATCAGATAAATTTGAATTCTAAAGGAGAAACAAATGTTAAATGAAGATCTATATCAGAAGTGGCAGCCAATTATTGAGCATCCCGATCTCGATCCAATCAAGGATGCTCATAAGCGGAACGTCACTGCTACTATGTTGGAGAACACTGAAAAGGCTCTAAGAGAGTCTCAAGGTTTTGCTCCACAGTCCCTACTCGAAGCTGCACCAACAAACGCTATGGGTGCTTCTTCATCAACCGCGTCAGACGGTGCCATTGACATCTACGATCCAGTGCTTATCAGCCTAGTTCGTCGTGCAATGCCAAACCTCGTTGCATATGACATCTGTGGTGTCCAGCCTATGACTGGTCCAACAGGTCTCATCTTTGCAATGAGAAGCCGTTATACAGATCAGACCAGTGCTGAAACCTTCTACAACGAAGTTAACACCGGCTTCTCTGTGGATAAGGATACTTCAACCAACACAGCTGTTGGTGGAGCAGATCAAAACCTCGGTACGTTCGTTGGTAACGGTTACCTCAACTCTTCAGCTTCTAACGTAGAGTTGTACAACTTTGCTGCCGGCATGACTACAGCTCAGGCTGAACGTCTAGGTGACGGCGCCGGTAACGCCTTCCCAGAGATGGCATTCAGCATTGAGAAGGTTGCTGTGACTGCAAAGTCAAGAGCCCTCAAGGCAGAATACACCATGGAATTGGCACAGGACCTCAAGGCAATTCACGGCCTTGATGCCGAGTCCGAGCTTGCAAACATTCTTTCTACTGAAATCCTTGCTGAAATCAACAGAGAGATTGTTCGTACAGTTAACGTAGTTGCAAAGGTCGGTGCACAAACCGATACAACAACTGCTGGTAAGTTTGACCTTGACACCGACTCAAACGGTCGTTGGATGGTTGAGAAGTTCAAGGGACTTATGTTCCAGATTGAAAGAGAAGCCAACGAGATTGCCAAGGGCACTCGTCGGGGTAAAGGAAACATGATCATCTGCTCATCTGATGTTGCATCTGCACTTCAAATGGCTGGTGTTCTTGATTACACTCCTGCACTAAACTCTAACAACCTACAGGTTGATGACACCGGAAATACTTTTGCTGGTGTTCTCAACGGTCGGATTCGTGTATACATTGATCCATATACCACAGGCAACTATATGACTGTTGGTTATAAGGGTTCAAGTGCATTCGACGCCGGTCTATTCTACTGCCCATATGTACCACTACAGATGGTAAGAGCAGTTGGAGAAGACACCTTCCAGCCAAAGATTGGCTTCAAGACTCGTTACGGCGTAGTTGAGAATCCATTTGCAAGAGGCACAGCTGCCCTTGCTGCAACTGGTGCACTTGGTGCAGACCTAAACGAATATTACAGAAAGATTGTTGTAAACAACATCATGTAATAAGAGTTGGGTTAACCAACCAATACTTAGAGGGGAGGGGGCTTTAAGCCCCCTCTCTTTTTATATAAATAAGTACATGATTATTAAAGAGCACGTAACACTACAAATCTATTACTGGATGCCTGACTACCAAGATATACTTCAGGAGTTTGTTTGGCAGACAGAAGACTTAGTGCCAGAGATGCCGAGGGTTCATAAGTTTTTAAATTTTTGGCATAAAGAGATTGAAGCTATTATTAGTGAAGTTTGCATATCGCACTCACACCATAAATCCTGGAGGAATGTAGATTGGTTACGACAAACGGGGCATTAAACACTCAACCTGATAATGTCAATATGCTATCACCTTTGGGGTTCAACTTCTCTATTAAGAAGATGCCTCATGTTAACTACTTTGCACAATCTGTAAATATTCCTTCTGTTCAATTAGGTGATGTTGAAATACCAAACCCATTTATTGCATTACCAATGATTGGTGATCATTTACGTTTTGGTGAACTTCAATTATCATTTAAAGTAGATGAAGATATGCAAAACTATGTTGAGCTGTTTAACTGGATTACGGAATTGGGATTTCCCGAGAGCTTCGAACAGTCAAAACACATTTACAACAAAGGACGTGAAGTACCAGGACAAGGTGCATTACCATCTACAGTAGGTGAAGGCCCATTTAGTGATGCAACTTTAACCATTCTTAACAGTGCTATGAATCCCAATCTTCAAGTTCAATTTGAAGATTGTTACCCTTTATCATTATCGGACGTGCAATTTACATCAACAGCTGGTAGTGTAGATTATTTGGAATGTGTCTGCTCTTTTAGATTTAAACTGTTTCGTATTCTCAGACTAGGATCCGGAGGAGTTACCGAAACACAAAATGCTCCAGTGAGGTAACAATGGACATTCGATTAATAATCACCGAGGATCAAACAGATGATCCGGAGTGTAGGAAAATACAAATTAATTAAATTATTGTTGACAGCATACGTTATATACAGTATAATCGCTGATGTAGCAGTTGCAGGTGGAATAGTATACTATTTCTTTTTCTATTGAGGTTTGAATGAATTATATACAACCAACTTTATACGATAATGTCTTTGATCCACAACATCTCGATATAATTGAGCAAAAATATTTAACATGGTTTCAATCAGGTTGGCACTCAAATAGACAATTATCATATGATCATGGACATATGCAAAACTATATTGCTCGTCCATGTCTTGACTTACCTATTGACCTGTCTATAATTCCCTATAATATAAGACAGCACGAATTATTAATATCTTTTTGGAATCAGATCAAAACGGTTCTTGATGGTGATAGAGCTTTATATCGTGCATACTCTAAGGCTTATCATTTTGGCATGGATGCTTATAAACATACTGATCAACAAGCTAGTAAATTTACTCTCGAATCAACCAATCAACCTATACGAGGCAATGGTTTCGAAACATGTATTTTATACATGAATAAAGAATGGAATACAGATTACTTTGGTCAAACAGTACTGTATACAGATGATAATGAAATTGATATGTCTGTACTTCCAAAGTATAATCGGTTGTTTATATTTGACAGTGCACAACCACATTCAACTACACCACTGTCTAGGCATTGTCCGTTTGATAAACAAATTATTGTGTTTAATTCGATGCCAAAAGAATTATGCGATCCTGGTGTTGAGTATCTTTTAGAACACACTAAAGCGGTAAAACATTTTCAAGGACTATCTTTCTTTGATCACTTATGGAATGTTTACAATACTTTAATTGCATTGAAACAACCTCATCACGTTTGTTTAGCTGGGTTATGGCATGCTGTATATGGTACGTCTGCTTTTGACAATCCAACGAAGAATAAATTTACACCTGATATTGTAAAACACTTTATCGGTGAACAAGCTGAATCTCTAGTATCAAAGTTCTGTTCATTACCAGCTCCTAGAGTAGATGTCATTTGTCAAATGAAGGATATTGAACTCGCATATATAGAGTATGCAAATCTATATGACCAAAATCCTGATGGAAGACAAAATGAAAAACTATCCAGATTAAATCTATTAATAGAAGATGTAAAATATGAGTAAATCACTTGAAGAGTTGTTTGATGTATGGAGTGAGGATAGTAAGATTGACAGAACTGAATTAGGTGAAGAGTCAAT